TCGCGCGAAGCGAGAAATCATTAACGGGAGCCCACATATGTTTTGCGAGTTTGAAAACATTCCATGCGCTATTTCAGGCAACTTTACCTGCAAAAAATGCAAAACGTGCGGATATCAGCTGGGTATGGCTACGTCGGTTGTAGATGCGCGATGGAACGAAATTCAAGCAGACATAGCGTCAAAATGCCGCCATCGCCAAGCCGCGGCAATTCAAGAAACGACCGCAGACAACCCGACGCCATTCCCGCAGCCGTCAGAACAACTGCAGCCGCAAATTCAAGAGCCGCAACCTGCAGAGCAGCCGCCCGAAGAGCCACAGCCGCAAGAAGACACAAGCGGCCCTGGCGCCCATTTGAAAAAATATTTGGGGCGTATAGGCATCAAAGCATCGCCTACATGCTCTTGTAACGCTCGCGCGCGATACATGGACTTTATGGGCACTACATGGTGCGAAAACAATATTGATACAATTGTGGGCTGGCTTAAAGAAGAGTCTGAAAAGCGGGGATTACCGTTTATCGACTGGCCGGCCCGCGTGTTGGTCAAAAAAGCGATATCGTCATCTAAAAAAGCGCAAGCCAAACAATTCCAAAAGCAGAACAGCGTAAACAATGACGTGCAACCACCTACCGCCTGATTCAGACATTCCCGGATTGGATTGGGCGCTGGGTGCTGATTACGCATCGCCGCCTATGCCAGTGCAAGTTGGCGAAGCAGATACGCCACGTAAAATACGACTTACGTGGTCGGTAAGCGATTACCATTTCCACAAGTCTGACGGAATACGCGTACGCATTGAAGCAACAGCCGCGGCGCTAATGCCTACAAAGGTATTTGCGTACCTGTTGTTGCCAGCGCAGGCAGACGCTGAAGAGCGTACAGGCGCGTTTGACCACGTATGCTCGCCGTCTGACCTCGAAGAATACCCTGAAGACGCGCCTATACCCAACGTGCGGCCTGAATGGTTTCGCCTCAACTATATCGATGTCGTACTCCGGTCGCGCGCTGAAGTGCACGCATTTATTCGCGATACAGCCGCCGATGTGTACACACTTAAACGTACGCTAGACTTAGCCGATCGGTTAAACCCAATTGGCGAGTTGTGGATTGGTGGCGTGCCGAGCTCAAGCTCTAGTTCAAGTAGTTCAAGGAGCTCCAGCTCAAGTTCGAGTAGTTCTAGAAGTTCCAGCTCCAGTAGCTCTAGGAGCTCAAGCAGCTCTAGCAGTTCATAAGTCACGGAGGACATTATGCGCGACAACGTAGTAATCGAAGACGCCACAATCGTTAGCATGGTAGCTGACGAGAAATTTACGGCAGAGATTCCGTGCCTACAAAACCAGGCCGACGCGCTAAAAACCGTGAACACTGGTTGCGGAGCGTGCGCACGTCGCCGGCAAGAAGCGCAGCGGCAGGCCTTTTCAAATATCAAGACGTGCCTAGCTGGCATGGATATCGAGAAGAAGGCCAAACTCAAAGAGCTACTTGACACCCAGCAGGTAAAGCTGGTATTTGTGAGCGCGACCGGGCAAGTATCTAGCATCACTTTCTGAGCTAAATATCTGCAAAAAGCCGGGCATATTAGGTGTTCGCCATATTGTTATTGGCGGCCGCTTATTCTTAGCAAAACGTCAAGGTTAGAACCACGACATTTGCAACACTACTCTTTCTGTATGTGTGCAAATAGTCGTTGGTTCCCACTTAGGCTTAGCTATTGCGCTTTTCCTTAGCTATTGGAGAACCATGGCCAAAAAACACACGCTCGATACGCCTGCCCGTCCCAGGCCAGCTTATGTCATGCCAGCTCCAAACGATGACATGGGAGCTTACGGCTGGGATCTAAAAAACATCCGAGAGGCTGACCCAAAAAGCAGCGACAAAAAAGACCCGGATAAAGGGCCAGAATTATTCAGAGCGCCGCAAGAGAACATGCAGACTATGCGGCGATACGGCCATGACGCGCAATTTATTTGCCCAAAGTATCTACAGATCTTACTGGACAAATCAGAAGAGCTGCGCAAAGCCGTAAACAAAGCAGCAGAAAACCGTTACCGCAGCTCAGACATCGACGACATCCAAGCTGCGGTAAACAAGGTTTTTAATGACGTAGTTCTGCCCGATATCGTTACCAACTTTGAACGAGCGTCTCGAGCCATTGCGCAGTTTTACGCGGCTCGAATGGCGCACATCAAAAAGTTCGGTAGCGAGAACGGCTAGATCGACGCGAGCACAACAAAGTCACGGCGGTAGCCAGCAACAGGGCCGCGCTTGCCGAGCATAAGATCGTCGTCGGTGTTGCCGTCGGCGTCTACAGGGTAGGGCCCACTGGCGTTCGAGACACCAGGGCGGTGCAGCCCGTGTTCAGCCGCTTTCTGAATTACAGAATTTGAGGTTGAAGCAGACAGCAGATCCTCGATACTCTTGCTTGCGACAACAAACTCAGCACGGCCGTTAGCGATTCGGGTCAAATCATCAAGGATAGAAACCATGGAAACCTCCATTGAAATAAAACCGGTTACTTGGCGTATGGTAACCGAGACCGTAAAACTCAGCAAGCTTCAGTTGCGCAATATAGTTAAAACTAGCGGGTTCCCGTTACCGGGCGACGACGAGCCGGTTGAGTCTGCGTTATTAACAAGAGTCCTGACCGCTGATATGCTTGAGCGGCTTGCGTTCTTACGACCAGAGCAGCGGATGCTAATTCTGGACGAGTCTCAGACAGCCCAAAGTCTGGCCATTGCTAATATGGCGCAACTGGCGTTCGTAGACGGCCGATACTGCACGTGGACCGGCTATACGGGGTTCCTTGACCTCGAGTCCGGTGAAACGGTAACCGAGCTCCCCGTCCCGCCCATGGAGACGATTTCGTATAATCTACAAGAGCTTATTCGGCGCGGAAAACATCAAATAGAAAAACGGAACGGGTACCATGCCAAGCGACAAAATGATGAAATCCCTATGGACCAGCCCGCAGACATTCGCGAGCGTGCTGCTGACAGTGTTTCTTGACAGGTTTGGCATGGACGGGCTTAGCTGGGAGCCAAATACCATTACGCTCGAAATTGAAGAAGAATTCGACGTAGAGTTGCCGCAATGCGTTCTGGACAAGCTTATGGCGGCGATTAGTATCCTTACGTCGGATACGTTCTACATTAGCTTGCCTGACTTTATCACGTTCTGCAACGTATTAAGCGGCGACACCTACCGGCCGGACATGTTTGACCCTGCCGATAGCGCAGAAGTGGCTTGGGGCATCACAGAAGGATTGCTTATTTCCCCACCAGAGGAAGAGCAAAACGGGCCTTTCAGCGACGAGATACGCGCCTATGTCGGTGCGGTGCTTGACCAAGAAGGTATTATTAATGCGCCGGATGTCTTACAGATAGCGCTCCGTAAGGCGAATGTGTCCGACGCCGCAAATCAGTTTTCAGATGATCCTGAAATGTTTAATGCCGTTTACGATGTTGAGGCGGGCAAGTCGGCTGAGATAAATAGCATCATAACTGAGAAAGTAAAAATGCTGCTTGGCCAGTTGCGCGCAATTACATTAAACAACGGCAATACGACGACAGTGGCAAAGACGCTTGAGCAATCATTAACCAAAAAGTAGAGGAAGCTGTGTTAGTTCTTGCACGCAAATTGAACGAGGTAATTCAGATCGGTGACGATATTGAGATTATGGTCGTGTCGCTAATCCCGGGCGGCGTAAAGATTGGGATTAACGCCCCGAACAACGTGCAAATTATGCGCAAAGAGCTTGTCCCGAAGCTCAAATTTGATCATCGGGCAAGGCAGGCGAGATTAGGTAAGCCAAAGTAAGCTTACTCGTCGTCGACGTCGTAGGCGAGATCGTAAATCATCTCGTCGTCCAAAAGAGCCTCCTCAGCTGCATTTGTAGCAACCGGGTAAGCTTTCTTTTCCTGCATAAGCCGGTCGAGCGTCGTAGCCATACCGCGGTCAAGTGTCGGCACAATAGCCGCCATCTTGTCCCGGTCGGTGTAAACGCCGCCGGCTGATACAGCGTCGGCAAAGTCGTCGCCCATAACTGCGCGGATATCTTCAACTGCCAGCTTCTCTAGGTCGGCTAGGGCGTAAACATTGCCCGTAGTCGTCTCGACGTGGCCAGACATAAAATCCCGGGCTACCTTTTCTGTGACAGCGAAAAGGACGTCTTCCGGTCGATCCAGGCCGCCCTCGTCATAAAGGCGCTGCAGCTTTGTGTCACGGTCGAACTGATCAACAATGCTGGCTACCTTGAATCGGCACTCTTCTCGAGCGGCTTCCAGCGGATTAGCCTCAAGCAGCTGCGCCAGTTTCTCAATCTCCTGGCTCAGCTCTGCGTGCGACCGCCGAGTAAGCTTGGCACGCTCCCTGAGAAGCGCTGCGGCCACTTTAACGGCGCATACACCACGACCAGCGGCTGTATCTAAACAGCCTTCTGCGGGGCTTATATCGGCTCCGTACGCCAAGGCCTTGTCTAGGATCTTATTAGCGATCTTGCAGCGGTCAGCAAATACGAATTCGTTGCGATAGCGCTTAAAATGCGCCGAAGCGAATTTTACCTCTGTGGCGTTGCGAAGAGGCCAGTGCCGCTCTGTAGCGCCTGACTCGCTGCGCCAGACGATTGCAAAATCCTCGTCAGGCAGGTTGTTTAAATCGTGGGAAATAGCCGAGGCAACTTTTTCCCGCATTTCGCTAACAAGGCCCGCAATACCAAAATACGAGGCAGCGGCGGTAAGTCGCTCTTCAATAGCCGACGCAGTCTTCTCATCAAACTGGTCACGCTTCTCATTAAACCAAAGCGCAGACATCCACGTGGCCGGAGCAGTGTGGCAGGGATACAGTTTCTGGCGCGGTTCAGCGTACAGATGGCGGGCTAATTTCTCGGGATCGCCATGGAGTCGCTCATGATTAGCGCTTTTTACAAAGTCTGGCGCCGGGTATAAAGAAAGCATCCGGTGCGTTTCACGACCACTAATATCGCGGGTATGGTCCAGAATATCCATGGCTTTATTTAGCTCCATTATTGGCCGATCGAATCACGTCAACGCCCTAATATTTATGGGCATTGCCGACGAGAATACGACGTTTCCTACAGTATTGTCGTGTCCGGTTTGTAACAAATCAACACTTTATTGCTACGACGATACAACCCGGGAAGATATCTGGTTAGCGTGCGATACCTGCTCGGCGCATGGAAATATCATAACATTCGCCGCTCAGATCTGGAAGCTGGGCCTTTCTGAAGCGCTAGCCCGCTTTGACGAAAAAGGCCTATGCGCCAGGAGCACAGTGGCTGTAGAAGTCGCCAATTTAACAAAGGCGCACAACAGAAGCCTAGTTGCCGAAAAATTCTGGGAAAACGCCAAAAAGCAGCTCTGGACCCACGACGACCCAAACATCGTCAGCAAGCTCCGGGATTTGGGTATTTCGAAAGATATTGATTGCGCGGAGCTTATTGGCGTAGCGCACAGTAAACAAATAGAGACTCTTTGTAAGTCAGTTGCTAGAGGTTTTCCCGCGCAGCTGTCTAAAGCACCGTGTGCGGTTTTGCCCTATTACGACCTACCCCAAAGAATTAGCGGTTTTCTGCTCATTCAATACGGCGACGACCTCAGGCAAAGCCGGGCGTTTATTGGCGTATCACGTAATGCCAAATATACGCCAGATGCCGGCTATTATTTAATGCATACAGCGCAATTACCTTTAAATAGCGCGCTAGGCAATTCGTTTTTTGTTGTGGACGACCCGCTTTGGGTATTACGAGCCCAGACATCGCAGCTTTGGCATGGCGCCGGCTTTTTGCCTATATGCGCTAGCTATACGGGAAAAGAAGCGACAAGCCACGGCGTCACGCTTCAAATGTTTGCCCACACACAGCGGTTTTTTGCTGGGAAGACTGTAACGCCAGGAATGGTGTCTCAGGCAGCCGCGGCACGCGGTTATGTGTCAGTACCGCCAGAGCGAGTAAGCGACGCCCCCAGTAATCCACGGCAGACAGTGAAGCTATTAGCCGATATGCGCCGCGTCGCTGTTACTTGGCAAGACGCCCTCGAGCGCGTGTTTAAAACAAACACCGGGATAGCTGCGCAGGCATTTGCTTCCGAGCTCAACATAATGCGGGACAAGCTGACAAAGTTTCTGCAAACCCGTACCATCCTGTCTAGCGCCGAGATCAACAAAATACTGTCTCGTATAACTCCTCATCACGGCGTTGACGCAAATAAGCGCCACTGGGCCGACGTACTCGACCGCGACGACTGCTGGCAAACAACCAGCGGCATGGTCATAAGCAATTGTGCTCCAGTAATTACCCACGTTATCTATACGGATGCCGGCCAGAAGTTTTATGATGGCCACGTAAAAAAAGACGGCAGCACATACGATTTCTTTGCGTCGTCCACCGATATAGATAAGCCCGGGTTATTTAATTACATCTGCCGCATGATGGCTGAGCATGGCGAGCTGGTAACCACAGCCCCGCAATGGAATGTTAAATCGCTGTCCGTTGCGATGATGCTCCAACCGCCACAAGCAGTCACCGTAACCACTATGCCCGGCTGGAACGCCAAAACCCGCGAGTTTCATTTCCGCGACTATGGCATGAAGAACGACGGGACTGTAATAGCGACGCCTTACCCAGAGCTGCGCGCTACTAACCCGCTCGCCTTCCCGGAGCCAGATACCGTAGCGCCAGAAGCCCTTACACAATTACTCGCGCCGTCTCACGAGAACGCTGCGCTTTGGGCCCTTACCGCGGTAGTGCTGGCAGACATGATCTCGCCGCCGCTGGACGCAGATCCCATTGGTTTTGCGCTCGACTCCCGATTATTTGATAGAGTGGCGCCAATTGCGGACGAGCTGGGCTGCCATAGCGTTTCGGTCGGTACTGGTGTGTTAAATAGTGCCGGCGGCCTTGTCCGCGTTATGCAGCATTTACAGTGGCCGACATTTGTGGAAAGTATCGGCGATAACGACAGTAGCATCCGCGGCAGCCTAATAAGTGAGTTACACTCGCCGGCGATACTTAAAGCGCTGCCACAGAGTTTAGTTACCGCTACGAGTTACGGCTGGTACGCATTAGCGCCAACAGCCAAATTCCCTGCCGAACTAGGCATAGCTAATTTAAAGTTCGTGCTGCCGGCCTACATACAGCACGTTTTACGGGACAGGTTAGCCGTTAAATCTGGCCTGCCCCTATTCAGGGTTGTCCTAGCTGATCTGCATAAATGGCTAAACCAGACATACGGCGAGAGTTTTAACCTGCTCGCCGCAGAAAGCCTAATAGTCGGTCCTGAGTCCGCACACATCCTACTTATGCGCGACATAAACAACGCTATAACCGACGGCGACATAGCGCTATTGCCGCAGCCCCGAAAGAGCAACCAGCGGTATGATTTTCTCATCCGGAATAAACAGCACTGGTGGATCAATAAAAAAGCCGTAAATACGTATCTGCAACGTAAAACGGGCATTGCTCCTAATTGGAATGCTTTGTTAAACTGTTTCGAGAATGCTGGTGTTTTTGCCGGAGAAAAAACCATAAATAACTTGTCCGGGTTTCTTCTTAATAAATCCTGGTGCGATGGCTTGCGTATAGCCGAGCCAGAACCAGAGTTGAAAAAGAACGTGGGCTAAGGAGTCGGTCATGCAGCGCGACGAATGTGATTGGTATTCGCAATTGTCTATCGCCAGTCGGCGCGACGAGAACTTCGACGACGACTTTCTTGACGAAGAATGGCAGTTTGTCGAAGACGACGAAGAAATTGATGACGACGACTCGGACATAAGCGATGATGACGACAGTTTAAAAACTGGCGTAACGCACTGGTTCGTTGACGACGAAGACGACGAAGACGAAGACGAAGATCAGGAATGGTCAGATTACGACGAAGACGATGACGACGATGAAGATCCTGAATACTTCGACGACGACGATATCGACGACGCAGAATAATTTATTTAACGCTGGCGATAGATTGGTTTGTAATCACGGTTTGTAATAACTACAATATGCCGTATGTTCATGGAGGAACAACGGTATGCGTAAAAAATGCACGAAATGCAAAAAAATCAAACTGTATTCAGAATTCCAAAAAAGAGCGGGCGTAAAAACAGGTTGCATAAGCATGTGCAGACCTTGCAAACAAGCGTATGATCGCGCGCACTACGCGGCGCATCCAGAACGTCGGCAGTACATAAAACAAAATCGCCGTAAGGCGCGAGAAAAGGCGCACACGTTTGTTTGTGCATATTTAAGCGCCCACCCGTGCGTCGACTGCGGCGAAACAGATCCTGTTGTTTTAGAATTTGATCACGTGCGCGGCGAGAAACGTAATGTAATTTCTCGTCTAAAAAACAGTAGCGCAAAAGCGGTAAAACAAGAAATTAAAAAATGCGTCGTGCGCTGCGCGAATTGCCATAGGCGAAAAACAGCCAAACAATTCAATTGGTCAATTAAAACTGCCCCCATAGCATAACGATAATGCAGCTGATTTGTAATCAGCCGATGATGGTTTGATTCCATCTGGGGGCTCTTATTATGCCGCTATTCAAAATCTACATTCGCGATATCAATGATCTGCGGCCTATTGAGGTCACAGCCATGTATAGCAGGTTGTCTAACCCTGGCTATAACATGCAAGAAGAATTAGCTACACGCTATCTTACGCCCACAATCGGGCCGCAAGAGGCGATGAACATAGCGATGATTTGGCATAACGATACGTTTGCCGCCTGGGTAGGAACGAGGCGATTTGTTGAACGGTACAAAGGCAAACTTGTTAACGTTCAAACAATAGAATGCTTCACCGACCCAGAATATCGCAACCGCGGCTTCTGCGCGATTGGCGTTCAGGCGTTGATAGCCGCCCAATTACTCGATCGCAATAGACCTGTATCGGTGTACCGCGCCAACGTGGTCAAAATAGCAGAACGCTGCGGTTGTCGTTGCGTAATACTCTGCGAATCCGAGAAGTCGCCTAAACAGCCGGCACTCAGGCATCTGCCGGGTCTGGGCTGGGTACATCAACTTGATCCGGGCGAATGTGCGTTTGATGCTCTGTGAACTTGTTTCCGTAAACATCTTCACCGCGGAAATACCGCCGACCGTTGCGATAGCGTTTTTCTCTGTCAGGCCCAGAACGTTCTTCAGCAAAGTCGGCGGCGCACTTCTGCTCCTCTGCAATCTGCTCAGGCGTAAATATGTCATTACCTAGCTTAATTGCAAAGCCGTCGATAAACGCGCGCGGGTACGGCATAAAACAGCCGATAATATCTCCGCGCTTTATTCGAACTTCGTAATTTGGTCGCGTAATGCGGAGATTGAATGTAAAATCCCTGCGCAAGTTGTCCGCCTCTACAACGCCAGTCATGTGGTACAGGCCGTCAATAAAATAGTTTGGCGGATTCACAGTCATCAAGTTGATCCCAGGCGGCGTGCGTAAAATAAACGCCGTTTGTACTGTGACTATCCCGATACCAAAATGCGAAGACACAGACTGTAAATTTTTTGTGCGCTGATAGCTATCGCTGTCGGCAACCGTAATTGTCAGATCTGTAGTCGAAGGTCCGCCATTCCATACGGCAGAAAAATCGTACAGGGACCGCAGCGCAAACCCATACTGATTACCAATAACAAGCGGTAAACAGAAATACGCGTGCTTCGAAAACCAGTCGCGCTTTGTCTCTCCGTTAAGAGAGTAAAAAAGCGCGTCCAAAGATTCACGTGAAGCGAATTCTTGCTGATACGGAATAGCCGCAATAGTAGCTGCGGGTACTGTAATCATGCGTCAAGATAATCTGCGTGCAGCGCGTCGTATGTAAAAAAGCTAGCCAACGTATAACGTGTGCCAGACGTTACTTCGGCAACGCCGTGCAAATATTGCAAGCTACCGGGAAAAATAGCCGCAACACCTGGAATAGGTTTGACCGTCACAGCTAAATGCGGAAAGTACAGCTCGCCGCCTGTGAAGTCGTCGTTTAAAAACGTAACCGCGGCAAAATCACGCCAATGGTAAGGATGCGGCGAGCCATCAGGATTCTCTTGATCAGCGTGAGGTTTTAGCTCATATCCTTTCACCCAACGCACAATCTGCAGCGTGTCACCATACAGCGGATCCGTATTGTAGTGTTTGGTCATTGCCGCAATTTGCGCTTTGAGTGCGTTCCTGTTAGCAATTAGTTTGTCGCTAATTTCGGCGTCGGTTATTTTGCTGATATTAATCACACGCCCATCCCAAAACCCAGTATCGAGCTTGCCAAAAGAATCCACGTGAGATTCGGCGTACGCGCGAATGTTTGCGCAATCAGTAGCTGTAAGCGCAGTCTGCATAAGAAAAGGATACATAATAGCTCCTTATTTGTAGCGGATATCGCAACAGCATAAACAAAAATAGCAGCTCAGGCTATACATAATTCTTCGTGGCGAGTTTGAGTAGGGCCAGGTTAGGCACGGCTAGGCTTTTATTTTCAAACAAACATGGCGGCGTAATATTCGGCCGGGCATGGCACGGCAAAGTTCGGCACGGCATGGCGCGGCTTTTATTTTCAAACCAACATGGCGGCGTAAGGCTCGTCTTAGTCAGGTTTGGTAGGGCTTGGCGTTTATTTCAAAAACATCATGGCACGGCGAGGTATCGTCAGGTGAGGTGAGGTCAGCCGCGGCATGGCTTTTATTTTCAAACAAACTCGGCAAGGTAAGGTTCGGCTAGTTAGCGTCTGGTTTGGTCCGGCAAGGCACGGCTTTCTTTTCAAAAACAATACGGCATGGTAAGGCAATACAAGGTTGGGTTACTTGTTATTTGCTTCAAATTCAAGGAATGAAAATGACCCGATTTAGTTCAGTAATAGCGGCACCAGAACATAGGCCGCCAGGATACAACGAACATATCTGCAGTCACGTATGGGAGGAAAAGCGACAATTACGCTTAAACATTGATAGGCATATGTGCCAAACCTGCCATCACGATGGTTCTGAATATCGATTGGAGATTCATCACAAAACGTACGAACGTTTTGGACATGAAGATGTTGAACTTGATCTCATTACGCTGTGTAGTGAGTGCCACGAAGCAATCACGACTGTAATTCGCCGACGTCGATACAAAAAGAAAGACCTCGGTTGTAATTACATAGTGGCTGTTACACAAACCCGCAAGGAGATTGTACGATGAGTTGGGTACGAGTTGAGTATAAGCTGACCGGCGACGCTCCGTTGGTGGTGAAGTGCGCTCAAATGGCCGATACGATGAATCGGTTTGCAAAAGAGCTGAAGTCGATCACATCCAAGCGGATGAAGACCGACGCAGATCATGAAGAAATGGCCCGTATCGAGCACGCTGGTAGCCTCTATATGGCTCCCGGCGTTGGCCCGATCATTCCTGCGGATAACATCACCGCAGCGATCCGCGAGGGTGCCAAGAAAACCAAAGAAGGCAAGATTGCCCAAAGCGCTGTATTCGGGGCTGACCCCGGCTACTTCAAGCTCGAGTATGACGGCCCGCGGACTCCAGAAGAGTTGTTTGCGGACACCACGCCGCGACCGACGCCTTACGCCGAGGGCTTCAGGTTCACGGTCCCGGTTGTGCGCAGCAACAGCCGCATCATCTCGACGCGCCCGATCTTTCACGATTGGTCGCTTAATGTCGCGTTGATGTACGAAGACTCTATTATCAATTTCGAGCAGCTTGATCGCTGGATCAAGAAGGCCGGCACCATGAGCGGCCTGTGCGAATGGCGTCCTCGTTTCGGTCGTTTCACGGCAACGTGTCTGACCGAAGGGTTGGCTAAGCCGTCGGCAGCTGCAAACGACAGCGAAGAAACGCCCAAGAAGCGCGGTCGTTCGCTCGTCCGCGCCTAATTGTTTGGCAGCTTAGCGCCCCGGGATTATCCTGTCCCGGGGCGCGGCTGCCGACAACTTCACACACGAGGCTGCAATGATCCCTGATACAGACTGGGAACCAACACCGTCCGACATTGCTTGGCAACAAAACATGGTGCGCATACTAAAAAATGGCGCTACATGGGCTGTACCTGGTTCCCTGAGCATATTTGAAATCAACAAAAAAGGTAGGGAGTTTAAACTGATCGTTGGCAATCCAGACGAAGAAACAAATCGTCGTATCGCCAAGGTGTTTAAACTTCTCGGGTTTTCTGAATATCAACCACCGCGTACAACTTTTGATCCTTCACTTAACTAGGAGTTTCTATGATTACTGACGGTGACAAGTTGCTGAAGAACATTGCCGACGCTACTGAGCATTACGCCCAGTCCGTCGCTAATGAGATGAGCGTCGAGGACGGTAGGACGGCTGTAAAGATGGCGGCTGTTCAGCGTATTATGGCGGCCGGCGATAACCCGATGACCAATAAGCCGCATTCGTTCTCGTCTGCGGAAGCGATCGTTAACACCGACCGCGACTATTCGGATTATCTCGCTAAGCTGCGCGAGTCCGTGTCAAATCGTATTCTGGCCCGTGGACGGTACGAATCAGCGTTGCTCGAAGCGCAGCTGGTCTCGGCCAAGTTCAGCCTCGTATCTGGAGCGCACTAAATGACCAACATACATAACATCAAGGTCGGTGACCGGGTTATGCTGCTGGCAATGCCCGATGATCCAGATCCTGTTCCGGTAGGCACAAAAGGCACAGTCGAGCTTATTTCAGATTTGACTATGCTGAATAACCGAAAAAATCAGCTGCAATTTCTGATCAAATGGGAAAACGGCAGATCGCTTAGCTGCGTATGCCCGCCAGATCAGCTGAAGGTAATTCCGAAGGATGACCAAAAGAAAAACTCAGGGCATCCCGAAGTAACCGCGGCCGGTGTCGTCGTCTAGCCAGTCTTCCGGATTTTCGGTAATAGCCGCACGCGAGCTAATAGCGCCCAAACCTGCAATCTCTGCAAAATTGGGCCAAGCATCATTGATGTGCCACACAGACGCGCAACCAATGTTTACCGCTTGCGCAAAGTCGTCGCTAAGTAGTGTATTTCGCGTGATCGTATAGATATCCCCGGCTAGTCTCGATTCGGCTTTGTTCTCCACAAGAGCAAGGAAGTCCGAGATTAGTCCGGGGTTATCTTGCGATGCCCAGTCATATTGAAAAAACCTAACACGTTTTAGCTTAATAGCTTGGCACGTATACAACAGCGACCGTGTTTTATCCAGCGAGTAATGCTGACGATGATTAATCGCTGTAGCTGGCTTGAACACCATAATGTCCTGACTTGCAGCACGAACAAGGCGCACAGCCATGACCTTATCTAAGTTAAAACCAGCCTGCACCATAACAGTCTCGCGAACAGTGCCGGCGCCAGTATAATCGTGCGCAACGTAATCAACGCGGAATTTCTCAGCCCAGCGCATGCACTCAACAGCCTCGGCAAGATGATCCGCGCCTAATACAATGCGCTTTCCCCACAGCACATCAATAGTGCCGTCGTGGGCAAAACCAAGTACCGCGAGAACTGTAAATGAAATGCCCTCCTCGCCGCCCCCGCCCCAGTCAATCGCTAATACACGATGTTTGTATCTGTTTAACGTGTCTAGGCATTGCGGGTCTGGTTCTTTTTTATTCTCCCACGTTAACTGGCACGCTGCTTTTAACTCTGTTTCTGTTACTAGCTTTTGGCCCGAGTCAATAGATTCGCCCAAGACTTCGTTGTAGAACTGAGCCTGCGTCATATTGCCAAAGCCTTCGCGCTTAAGCAGCAACGTTGACCACTTCTCCGCATCGGCAAAATGCAGCGGCAGAATCAATTGCGGCACGTGATAGCCAGCAAACTGCCAGCGCCTATCCGGATTACGGTGCACCCAACGCCCCTGCCTAGGATTAATTGGCTTACGGCATTTTGCGCATACAGTGCCAGGGTACTTCTCAGATATGTGAATGTTGTAATCGCCAATCATTGCGTCAAGGTCGTGATCAATTGACGGTATGTTCCAGTGCTTGCATGACTCGCACGGAATAAACCACTCAGCGCCACTCGAGCGCTTATACAGCCCCTCCAACGGGTTATCCATCGATTTCGGCGTGCCCGTAAAATGCGTGAGGCCAAATTTACTGTAAGACATTGTTTCCTGAATGATCGGAATATGATCGGGATCCATGTCCTGCACTTCGTCAAAACAAACTCTGTCGGCGCTCACACCACGAACACGGTCAGCGTCGAGCAATGCAAAACTGAACAACATAATGCTCTTGTTCTTAAACGAACGTTGCAGCACGTTGTTTTCAGTATCAGTTCCGGACCATTGGCTCTTTACCGGAGACTGATCAATAAAGGGGCGCACGTAGTTGTTACTAAAACGTCTAATCTGCTCAAACAGCGGAGTGACGTAAAGCGTTTTGAAGTAAGGTAAACAATTCGCAAGTACAACTCCGTGTGCCGCTAAAGATGTTGATTTCGATACCTGTCGCCCTGTCTTAAGCACCAAGTTCTTACTCATTAAAAGTCTGAACATTGGGGCAAACGGGTAGTGGTGAACAAGCGTATACGGCTTACCGTTGAGGTTTAGAACCAACGGCAAAATTGGCTCCAAGGACGGGAAAAATTTCTTCTCCGCCAATTCAGCAAGAATAGTTGCTCGAGCGCTAAAGGAGTGCGCATCTTTGCAATCTATAGAAACTAATTCTTGAACAAGTGATTGAATCCCTTTGTTGGGAATCTCAGCTATTTGTTCAGGCGGCAGGGCCATATCCTGCAACATATCTGGTGACATATGGGTCAGTGTAAGAATGGTAAGTATTATCGCGGCAAAGACGATGCAGATCTGCAGTGGCTAGAAGACGGCGTAAACGTTGTCGGGCAGACACTGGTGTTTAGCGTGTTTTCCATATTTATTGGCGTATTTCAGATCGTTTTCGGTCTTGTCAAAATACTCTTTACGCCCAAAGCTTAAAAGCATCGAGCTGGGGCGGGTTGCTCCAGAGCGCTCGCCCCAGCTTTTAATCAACGCTACCCAAGTCTACTCTTTATACCTACAACGCGATATCTTAAAACACGTCGCGAGCCCGGTCCCTTGCTGGCATTGGAACAAACCCTGTTGCCATAGACCACACCTCGCAACGGAATTACAAAATGAGCTCAAATAACAATGGAAACACACTTATTGGATTTTCAGCGCTTTTACTCGGCGCCAGTGTGCTGTGTTTTCCTGTGCTGGGTTTTACTGGCCTTGCATCAGCTTTATGCGCCATTTATTTTGGACTTGTCTTTACGAACAGTGCGGACGCGGCAAGAAACAAAAGCCGCAGACGAAACAAATGAGGCGCTAAATGGAAAGCAAGTGGAATATCGTAGATTTTTTAGCAGTGGTGCTCGCAACTGGCGCGATTATCGAAGTGTGGCACAAAGGAAGTATTTTTGCCACAGCCAGAGCTTACGTGCAAGCCTGGAACGACACAGCCAAATACGGGTCATTCAAAAGCCTGTGGACTGAACTACTGCTGTGCCCGTTCTGCAAAAGCTACCATATCCCGGTTTATTTGTTCTTGGCGTTAATTCTCGGAAATTTTTTCGGGGGTATTGCCAATGATTTAGTGAGAGTTATCGTATACGGATTGGCCGCAACGAGAGCCTCTAACCTGATTGACGCCTGTTTACCCGCTAGGATGCGTTATGACCAACCCGCAGAGCTCCCCTGAATCGCCCGTGATCGAGTCTGAAAAACAAGCCTGTGACCTAGAATTCTTTTCGCGCGCAAATGTATTCGCGCAAAATGCTATAGAACAAATTCCAGAGCTGCAGGCTGTAGCTATTATCCCGCTCTGGGCGCCACAACTTGACGGCGTACCCGCTGGCTTGTTGCGGCTACGAGATGAAAGCCCGCCGTACATTGCCGGGCTGCTGCAGATGCTTGGCCGGCTAGCTGCGTTCGGTGTCGATGTGCACCGAGACATGTTTACCCAGATCAAGGCGTTCGATAATATGGCCAGCAATATGGTGGCTGAAATTCGTGCGCGGCAAGAAGAATTGCAGAAATTACAGCAATTGGCCGAGAATAACGCCACGGAGCAGCAATGACAGCATCCAGTGCCGATTACGGACAATTGCTGGTAGTGACGCTGCGCGAATACTACGAAGATAAAAATCCGGCTGAAGTTCGCGCGGATCTAGAACAGAAGTACGGAACTGTCTGGGACGATAAAGAACTGCTTGACAATTTTGGCGTTCAATTTTTTGACGGGCCAATAGTTCACGTCATAAGCCGGATTGACGGCGCTCCAGGCACCGTAGGATTTATAGATAAACCACGGCTGTATTTTGCGTTTATTCCAGACCAGCAAAAAAACGACTAGCAAAATTTTGCCAGGCGTTTGAAAGACACGCAAATTTTGCGTATGGTTTGATTAGTGACCATCGGCTCGTATTTGTCGCGCGGCGGCAAGAGCTGTTCTAAACGGAGGCTGAAATGGTTAAGCAGGGTATGACAGAAGCAGAAAGCTGCTGGGATGATGAGAGCAGCGCAGACACAGACGCGAAGTGCGAAGAGTATTTGCAACGCAAGCAAAAACAAGCGCGCGCAGCGACTCCAGTAGACGACGAAGATGAAGAAGATGACGTCGATGAAGATGAAGATATCGACGACGATGATCCCGAGGACGATGAAGACGCCGACGCTGATGAAGCAGAGGCTCTTGGGAAGGATCCCGAAATTGATTCGGATGAGGATAACCCAACAGAAGCTTCCGTAACAGAAGCTGCAAACCCAAAAGGTAGAAAAATGGCTAAGAAGAGTGTTGCCGGGGCCAAGACAAAGGCCGAACATATCCGCGAAATTATTGCGGCTAAGAAAGAAGCAGGCGCAGAACTGCGTCCGCGCGATATCATTGCAGCATTGGAAAAGCGCGGCGTGGAAGTAAACGCGTCGCAGGTTTCCATTACGATGCGCGCAATGGGGATACCTGCTCTGCGTAAGGGTGCCCCCGCAAAGCCGAAGACGACGAAGGCCAGTGCGCACGAAGAGCCAGCTGAAACTAAGCGGGCAACACTCAAGCGCAAGGCGCCTGTCGGCGAGCCAAGCGCGAACGGCGCAATGCACGCGATCGACGAGCAGCTCGAGGCTGCCGCCGACTTCATCCATTCGGTCGGCGGATACGATCGGGCGCTTTCGCTTCTGAATCTGTGCAACAAGGTCAGCAACCGCGTCTAAACCGCGCTGCGCCTAAAATCTAGACCCCGGCGCAAGCCAAGCTGCTAAAAACAGCCAACTTGCGCCGGGGTTTTTTATTGTTTTGTGGGGCCGCTTGACCGCAGCCACCAAATAGTCGATGACTGATTGCCACCATAACGGCAAACCTTTTACCCCTACGGAACTCATGTACATCTATCTTGGCGTTGATACAAGTGCCACACCTGACCTCGACACTGCTCTTTCCCGCACGTCAATTCTTGGCGTGTATCCCAGCACACGAGGCCGGCCAACAAAAAATCACGAAAAAATGGACTTCGCCGATTTCGAATTTAACGTCGCCCTAGTCGACGCGGAAGACGCTGATTCAATCGCATCGCTTGGCGAGATGCGTGCAAAAGTTTCTAGCGGAGCTGTTACCGCTATTAGCTCAGCAATTGTAGAAATACCGGCGGCGACACCGGTACAACACGCAGCGGCAGCGCTCGTTGGCTTTCTTAGTGACGCCGTTAAGAGCGGCACGTATCCAAGCAATGTAGTAAACCAGCTGAACGCTGTTGTGCCGACACTGGCAAAAGCGTTAGACGAGTTATCGCACTCGCCTGCACAGTATAACGAGTTAAAACTACTCGCAAGTGTACTCGAAGCAAACAAGAAGTTGATTAATTCCATTCTGGCCTCGCAACCTGGTGACGGTTGGTGGCACACGACTGCTAGCTCTTTTACTACGGCCCCAAGTGCTAGCACGCCCCCTGCGGGCGACAAAGAAGAAAATGCCGATGACGACAACACCCCAGTGGAATCAATAAAAATGGCAACGGCTACAGCTAATTTCGGTTTCGGTCGGCTGACTGGTGAGAGCGCGACGGCAACGCTTGAGAAGCCTGAGCTCAAGTTAAAAAGCGCACCAGAGCTCAACGACGAGGCCGACGTAAGCGGTGTTTTCATGCCGAAACCCGACGATACGTATATCATTAATGAACAAGTGGCGCAGTTGTTCAAGATCCTCCAGATCTCGCGACAGAACTGCCCGCAAAATGTAAATCTGATCGGCCCGCACGGCTGCGGCAAGACCGAGCTCGCGATTCAGTTCGCTGCTCGTCTTGGCCTGCCGCTGCTGATCATGGACTGTGCTAACCTTCGCGAGGCCCGCGACTGGTTCGGCTACAAGACGGCCCGGGAAGGCACGGTGTACTGGCACGAGAGCCAGTTCGTGAAGGCGGTGGCTGCCGGCAACCACGTGATCCTGCTCGACGAGCTCAATCGCGCAAATCCGCATCTGCTTAACACGCTAATGCCTTTGCTCGACGCTCGCCGATTCACGTATCTCGAGGAGAAGGGCGATAAGATCTGTGTCGGTCCCGGCACTGTCTTCTTCTCGTCTATGAATGAGGGCGCTGGTTATACCGGTACGTCTGCGCTTGACCGCGCTATTCGTGACCGTTTCCCACGTGTCGTCGAGCTCAGCTATCTGGGCGAGGCGGACGAGATTGCGCTCCTCGTAAAACGTGTCGGTATCGATGAAAGTCTGGCAACTCGGCTTGTCCAGATGGCACATAAGATCCGTCAAGATGCGACCGGTATTTCCGCGTCGCTTACCGAAAGCCTGTCGACTCGTCAGCTTATTGCTGCCGCACACGACTTCGCAATCGGTGGCGTGGAAACTCTCACGTTCACCATCATCAACCATTTCTCGGCTGATGGCGACGACGATTCCGAGCGTATCCGCGTCCAGAGCATTATCCAGGGCAAGTTCGGCGACATGATTGCAGCCGCAGCTGAAAAGGCTGCTAAGAAAGGTGCCTAAATGAGCGGTTGGAGCTGGCGGTCCAAAGAAACCTTTGGCGACAAATCGGTTAATAGCGAAGGCGGCGAGGTTGAAAAACCCGCCGCCGACGCTACGCCGAAGCCGAAGCAGAAAAGCATCTGGGAAGACGACAATGAAAGTTGGTGGTCTGAATTCGATGACAGCCGCTCGAAGCGTGTTACCGGATTTTCAGGCGGGTCATCGACGTACAAAGCGTATTCGTACGAAGACGCGTTCGATGATTCAGACAATCGGTGGTACAAGAAGAATAGTTTTCGATATGGTGGCTACCAGGACTATTCGCCTAGCCGGCTGTTTCGCAACTCGTTTTCTACATTTCGTTCGTCTTATCAGTCTGCAGATAACGAGCTCAAAAATAAGGCTATCCAGGCATTACGCACGCTAACGCGCAATGCCAACACGGTTGCCGATAAGTCTGCAAAGATTACATATAACGTTCAGTTTGGCGATGGCGCCAGCGGCAACGGATCTGAAGATCGGCTCGGTGTTAGCACAGGAAAACAGCAGACGCATACGATTTTCGTATCGCCTGATAACCTGGCAAAAACCGATACGGACGACGCCACCGACGCCGCAATCGACGCACTCACCGGATTTGTGCTGTTACGGGTACAGATTGCGCAAGGTGTCGAAAAAGACGTCTTGGACGAAGTAAATGCTACGGCAATGTCAGCAATGCCTGTAAAGCTTGCTGGTATAATGACGTCCGGCGCTATGTCCAAAGAGGACGCCGCGGCTGCTGCAGAAGCTTATGCTAATGATTACGCAGCCGGCATGCTTGCAAAGAGTCTACTAACAAGGCTTGCCCGCCGATCAGTCGTTAAGGACTGGGGCGGTTTCGCGCCATATTTCGTACGGCACGCAAAGCAATTTGCAGCTGTACGCGAAAAGCTCGAAAACAAAGACGGCACAGCGTCAGTTGAAATGTTGTCGGCGCAGATTGCCTACAACTTTCTTATCGACGAGGAACAGTTGCCGATCGACAAGCCGATCGAAGATATCGTGACGAAGCATCTGGGCGACGAGCTCACGGCGGAAGACATTCTTCCGGCGTGTCGTAAGCTCGTGTCAGATATTCGTGAGTATTTGCGCAGCGAAGGGAAACCAGAAGCTGGGCAAATTGAACAAGCGCTAAACGAGATCTTCGACAGCCTCAGTGATGACAGTGCTAAGTCAGAAGCTGAAGCTAAATCGTCTCTAGAAAATCAGCTGGATAGCATAGCTGATTTTATGGATGAAATGTTTAATCAGGCAGCTGCAAGCGAATCTGCTTCGGAAATGACCGAGGCAGCAAAAGCTAGCCAAGCTGTGACTGACAAACTTTCAGCCATGAGATTTCTTGAGAAACTCAAAGATACGATAGATACGCTAGCAGATTCTATGGCAAATTCCGCTCAAGTCGGAATGTCTAAATCTGGCATGACCGGAAGTGCAAGCTATCAACAGTCAATGATTGATAGCCAACTAGCGCACTACGGTTTACGTTCTCAATCATTAATGAAAGAGTATGGCGTAAAAGCTGATATCACTTCAGATAAAAACCCAATAGATCAAACGTCTGAAGAATCAGTTCGCGAGTCTATTCTCAAGAACGTTGCAAATACAAAGGAATTTGTTAAGCAAGCCACAGAGGCGCTTAAAGCTGCTGCAAAAGATGTGAAAAAAGCAGTGGTCGACGAGCTCAATGAAACAAAAGAAAAGCTGCGTGAAACGCTAGAGAGGTTAGCGGCTGCAGAGCAACGCGCTAGAACGTTGGCTGAAGAAACTAAACAGCTAGCAATTAAATACCCAACAGCAGACCCAATTAATACGGGTATGGCACAAGCGGTCGAATCGACTGTGGGACAGCAAGAATTGCTGACAAAACGTCTAGCAGAAATAGACAGTACGCTAAAACGCATAAGTCGCGCAAGAGGACAGACTGCGTTGCAGAACATGGCGTCACAGTCCCGTGGTGCCGCAAATGACGCACGGGCAGCTATACGCAATGCCGCTTGGGATTGCACAAACACTGAGTCTGCTGCCATGAATGCTTTCATGAATAGCGGCCTCAGTGAGTATAGCAACGCAAAAGCTGTAGCTGACAGAAATGAAAAAGAATTTCAGCTAGATAAGAAGTGGCATGAAACCGCCAAAGATGCGTTTTTCAGACACGGAGCAGAAGAGCAATTAGATTTTGCGTCAGCTCTGCTCGACCAGGCGCATCGTGAGCTTTTGCAGTTGCTGTTACAACAGTTAACTGCACGCAAGCGATCGGCTAGCGACGATGACGATGACGACGAAGGAACAAACGAACTTCCCGAGTCGTTGCGAAAAATGACGCCAGAGCAGCGTAAATTGATGGACAACGCCGCGAAACATCTCGGCCTGTCAGCAACCAAGCTGCTTGAACTGCTTAAAAACATGAGCAGGGGCAGGACCGGAAACGCCAAGGCTGCCGATATCGGAAAACAAATTCGTGAAAAACTGATCGAACCTGCGGCTGCACTTAGCCCAGTGGACGAGCAGCTATTCGGCGAACGCGTTAAAAATACGGTAAACCTACTCACAGGCAATGCGCTTGACCAAATCCATGATGAGGCCACGCACAGTGTCGAGGAGGAGTTTGTCGCGTATCTCAGCCATAACGACGCCAAACCCACAATTAAGGTAGTCAAACCAGATAGCCGGTTATTATCCGGCTCGAGGCATATTGTAAGAGGAATCAAAAAGGCAAACCGGGGCGCTATTGAGCGTATCCGCGACGCCTTAAGTTTCCAAAGCAATAAGCGCTCAGGCGAGGTTCATGGCTTACTGTCTGGCGATCTTGACGAAGGTAGTCTGCACAAACTGCAGTACGATTCTGAGCACATATGGTCCCAGAAGACGTTGACTAGACTTCCCGACGTTGCAGTCGGTATTCTAGTCGACCAATCTGGCAGTATGGCTACAGGTTATAAGATAGAGCATGCTCGTGAAATGTGTGTCGTACTGGCCGAAGCTGTAAAGCAGGTGCCGGGCGTACATCTTCATATTTACGGGCATACTGCTAATCGTGGCGGCGGAAACTCGGAACTTCAGTTATTCGAGCATTACAGCTCAACTGGAGATTCGAAAAGCGCGGATCTTAGCCAACTCGGGTCTATTGCGGCTCTAAGCAATAACTACGACGGCTATGCCATCAAGGAAACCGCAAAACGGCTTTCACTTGATCCTGCCAAGAAAAAGTATCTATTCATCATCGCCGATGGGCTTCCTCACGGTACCGGCTATTGCGGTAAGGAAGCTGAAAAACACGTTAAGAGTGTCTGTTCATTTGTTCGGACGAAACTGAAGATTTCGACCTACGCATTTGGCGTAGGCGTGAATTCGCACAACGATATTGCGCAATTCACGTCCCAGTACGGCGAGAACAATACCGTCTTTATTTCCAATGTAAAGCAAGCTCTGCCAAAGATCGTAAGATTTTTGCGGCACGTATTACAGAAGGAAAAGACCCTTGTTGACGCAAGTGCTGATTGAAATTGGCCGCCCAGGGCGTTGTTGTATGCAGCGCCCTGGGTATGGCCCAGTTGTTCGAACTTTTGACTCTCACACAGACAGGTGTTTACATGGGTTGGTGGCGAATTGAAGGTGCAAGTGGTGGTATCAACTGGTCTGCGCAGCCCGGCAACAGCCGCGACGGCGCTACACTGGTAAACTACATTCCGGGAAAAGATTCCCCGGAAAACTACTATAACGGCGACGAGCCTGCTGATATTCTCGATAAGGTAATCAACACGTTTATTGAGCGGTTGACAGTATCGGAATATAGGCAAGCTGCCAAGAATGCGTTCTTGGCTGTCAAGGAAAATACAGATGCCCTTGACATGATCCACAAGCAGTCATTAGAACTGGCGCGGCAAAAGATTATTCGTGTGTATCAACGCGAATGGCGCCGTGATCCATATCCAGAAGAACTGCAAGGTTTGTTTGAGTTCTGTACCGGGTTTATCCGGCAGTCGTGAGTCGTGGGCATACGGATATGTCCACTGGTTTTAGGTTTTCAGAGGATTTTTACTATGCGTGCTTGTTTTGCTTTCGCGGTCTGTGTTGCTTTGTCGGTTGTCGGTGTTTCGTTCGGCGGCGAGTCGGTGAGCGTTCTCAATCACGGGAATACTGCCCCGACTCCGGCGATCGTTGAGGTTGAGAAGACCGCGGCGGTAGTCGTGACGGCGCCTGCGGCCGTTGTGGTTGAATCTGCCCCGTGCGTGACGGGTCAGTGCAGCCAGCCGAAGACGGTGTGCACGAACGGCCAGTGCGCTCGCGTCTATGGCGTCGAGACGTACGAGTCGTCGTTTCATCGTCATCGCCTGTTTGGCGGTACGGTGACTCGCAACAACACGCGCACAGTGGTGCGCCCGGCTCGTCGGTAATTGCCGATAGCCGGTTGAGTAGTTAATTCCGTGGAGGGCGCCGGGTTTGTACTCGGCGCCCTCTATCTTTTACGAAAGAGTTTTATGGCTAAAAAGAAAGCAGCTAAAAAAGTAAAAGCCAAGCCGGCAAAAGCTGCAAAGCATATTTACGTAAAACCGGACATTTTAAATCCGGAAAATACGTACGCAGAAATTATGCGGCAGCTGAAAGAATCTCAAGCAAAAGAAGAAACTGAAAAACGCGTTAGGCTAAAAACAATCTGCGAAGAGTTGTTCATGCTTGGCGTGCGCAGCATTACAGCCTCGTATAACGGCGAAGGCGACAGCGGCGACGTGGAATACGTCACATATGACAGAGTTGCAGGCTCGACAGAGCCGTTGCCGCCAGACACTGACCGCCGAGTAAAAGACATTGTTTATGGCTTGCTGCCTAGCGGCTTTGAAAATAATTCTGGCGGCTTTGGCGAAGTGACGATTGACGTAATTACTCGCAAGTATCACTGCGAGCACAGTCAACGGTCTGAAGAAACGTTCGATAGTACTGAAGAATTTGAGTTCTAGGAGTGACCATGGACGCGATTTATGAAAATGCCCACATCACCGAGTTGAACTTGAGTGTGCGCTCTAGAAAATGCACAACTAAACTCGGCATAACCACGATTACCGAGCTCACCCAGCGCACGGCAAAAGACTTGCTCAAAGTGAAAAACTTTGGGACGACTAGTCTTAACGAAGTGCGCCACAAACTTGAGATTCGCGGACTTAAACTCAAAGACGACTGACACAGGAGATAAGTTATGGCAAGTGACCGCGACGACACGGCTAAAGAAATAATGTCTCGTGTTATAGACAAACTAACAGAAAAAATGCGCGATAAGCTAATGCCAAAAGTTTTGCCGGCATTAGAAGCTAGCGCGCACGACCACATTGGCACATACCTATCGCGCTGGGCTTCCGAAGGCTTTATTGAATGCGCATGGGATGAAGAAAATAACAGAATGCTTTTCTGGCAGACCAATCATAGCTCAGACGACTGATGGCGCACCCAATCCATCACGCCAAGTCGTCAGTCATAAAGTGGGGCGGCGAGGTAGACGACTATCTACCAATCCACGAATGGTTTGACGGATCCAAAGCGCACATGACAGACTTCAGGCATCGCGCGCTTAGGCACCACTCTGAAGGCATATTCATGGCCGAGCGGCTATTTGGCCGCGTGATCACGAATAGCGATGGACGGGAGGTGCCGGTTCGCTACATCGGCGAACAGCACGTGCAGGAAGATCTAGGGCGAATTCCGACGGTGGCTGACTGGCTCTTGAAAATTCATCCGGAATCGTGGATGCTCGGCCCTGGTCGGAGTCTCGAAAAAGAATTAGATGGCGATACGGCAGCTAAAAAGCAGCCAAAGCGTAGTAGGTAGTTACGGACGATTTCACTTTTTGTTTTTCACGGAGGATTCTATGCGCGGTTTTGTTTTTGTTGTTTTTTGTGCGGCTGGTTTCGCTTCCCAGGCTGTTGGCCAGGAGCCGATGTATACCACCCGTACTTCCTACGCTGAAAACAGCACAGCACAGGGCGTTGCAGAAATGCAGGCTCGATCTGGCCGTTGTCAGCACTTCGGCGGCAATAGCGGATATGAAGGGGTCGGCTACAGCTCGAGCAGCTCCGACGCCGCTATCCGCAATTGCTGCTACTGGGGAAAGCGTAAGCCCCGGGAGATCGGTGTGGCTAAGGGCCCCCGCGGCTGGTTCGCGTGCGTCCGTTACCATTGAGTAAATGCATGAAAGTCAAATACTGCGATAAGAAGATACTCAACGTCATAAACAAACGTGCAATTGCGAATAATTACAATCGCGCGCTGCAACAGGAATTCGTTGATAGTTTGCCCAACGATATGCATTTTCCTGTTACGTTCTGCATGCTGCACGAGCACGCTGCTGGAAAGCCAGTAGCCGCGCACGTACGGTGTCGGATTATGACCGGCGAGTCTTTGACAGGTCCATTCCACGACGTTTTTGTAGACGTCGAGATGGGCATGTTCGAGATGATGCCCGAAACTGAAATGCCGGCAGCTAGCCCGGAAATCGGTCCCGCTAGATCGGCCAACTAATTGCAGTAGTCTCATAGCCCGGGCGGTAGCTAACCACTGCCGCCCGGGTTTTAGTTATGCTGCCCAGTAAATGCCGCGTTGACTGAAGTCAGCGCTGAGTACCCCTAGTTCGATTGTCACATACGTAGAGGATAGGTATGTCCACAGTTGCTGCACCTGCAAAAGCTTTTACAGTACGTTGCAAGTTTCACGAAGACGTGCGTTACACGTTCAAAAACTTGCAGCGCATTAAAAATGACGAGCTTTTTCAGGTTACGAAACTCCCGCAAGCAGAAATGCTGCGGCTTTTCGAAGAGGCTGAACGCCAAATAAAAATTCAAAAAGAGTTCTGCGTAAAAGCTGGTGCGTATCCAGACGATAGAGCCTGGATGGCTGTCCCAATTGACGCGCTGACCGTAGATGAAGAATGGTGCCGCAACAAGCGATGTGATTATTCGCACGTTGCGGACATGGTGGCGTTCCCCGTGCGCAAAGCAATAGGCGCGCCAACAATAACGTTGCGAAAAGATATTGACGCGTTAGGTAACGTCACCATCTACGCGCGAATTGCTGACGCTGTGCATCGCACAACGGGCGCGCTAGAAAATGGCGAAAAAGTACTGATGTGCATAGTCACAATTGTAGAGTCAGTGGCTGAAGAAGCGCTGATTTACTCTACATGCAACTACAAACGTCGAGCTCACTCGCACGTGGACATCATCAAAAGCAGGAAAACTGCAAAAGATGAAAAGGTTGAAGAGTTTTTCAAGGTCGTGGAAAATCGCGGTCTTAAGATTGCCACAAATTCTCAGGGTCGCGCTGCTTATCCTGTTATCAAAGCAGTTAGCGCTGTAGAGAACATTTATGATCAATACGGCGCCGGCGTCTTGGACAGGACGTGTCAACTCATTGCGCACACGTCGCTTGGATGGCAGTGTGTAGATGGTCTGGCAACCGACATGCTCCAAGGTATTGCGCTTTTCGTAGCCACGTTTGAAATACCTGGGTTTGTTAACGCCACAATCGTCGAGCAGATGTTTCACGATTTTACACCGCAGATTATTGCCAACACAAAGGCAACAAAAACTGCAGTGGAAGAAACGTTTCACGTACAGTTGAAGTCAGACGCGTCGCAGAATTTCCGTCACATGGCAATTGCTACGACGCTGATGGAGCAGTACGAGAACAAGATTAAACGAATGGTTCGCGATAAGATGCCCGGAGCGCCACAATTTAAAGCGCTGCTACGGTTGTGGCACGAGAATAAGTTGTCGCAGTACAAGCATGCGCAAGTTATTCAGTATCGCGACAAGATCGAGAACATCGACGGTATCGATTATCCGCACGAGTGGGTAACGCCCGCAGCGGATTCCGGCTTTTTCCCGTCGCATATCAAAAACGCTAGCGCGCTAACGCGTTAAAGCGATAAGTGGCGTGTCGTGGCCCGGGCGGTAACTAATCCCTACCGCCCGGGCATTCTTTTTACAGTAGGAGGCAAAATGCTACTCGTTACAGGTGCCGCGGGATTCATTGGCTCAAACGTAGTATCCGCGCTCAATGCGCAGGGCATAGACGACATAATCGCCGTCGATGACCTGATGGACGGGCAGAAATGCCTGAATCTAGTTGGCAAGAAATTCGCCGACTACAGAGACTTTCGTGCGCTGATTAAAAAGCCAGTTGAGCTGCTAAAGCTGCCGCATCTTACCGGCATAATTCATCTTGGCGCTATTTCTAATACGCAGTTTCCCAACGGGCGGATATTGATGGAGAGGAACTACACTTTCTCCAAAAGGATGCTCGAGCTCGCTATTCACCACGGCTGTCCGCTGGTTTATGCCAGCTCGGCCAGCGTCTACGGTGACGGCAAAACTGGATTTCAGGAACACCCAGAAAACGAGCGGCCCAAATCCCCGTACGCTTTCTCTAAGTGGGTATTCGACCAGCATGTGCGGCGCGAGCTAGCTCACGGCCGGCTGGAGATCCCAGTAACTGGCCTACGCTACTTTAACGTTTATGGCGCTGGCGAAACGCACAAAGGCAGCATGGCCAGCTTTGCCTATAAGTGTTTTAAGGCGATGCAGCACAAAAAAGATATCGAGGTGTTCGAGGGTAGCCGCAATATTACGCGCGACTTTATCTACGTCAAAGACGCCGCAGATATTACGGTGTTTTTCCTGGGCGCAAAAACGTCAGGCATCTTCAACGTAGGCACCGGAACAGCAACAAGCTTTATGGATGTTGCAGAAATAGCAATCAAGACTTATGGCGGCGCAGCCAATACTGTCAACATCCAGATGATCCCGTTTTATGAAGCGCTGCGCAAAGGCTATCAGTCGCACACACAGGCCGACACAACCAGACTGCGCGCAGCTGGATGGACAAGGCCGTTTATTGGCATAGAGGCCGGCATAGCAGATTACTGGCAACGAATGAAAGGGAACTAAAGATGAGAAACGAAAAACAATTCAAACGTCACGTACAAAGAGCGTGGGATGCAATCAAAAGCGCATATGATCCAAAGTATCATCCCGCGCTGCGTAATACGCTGCTGAAGATAATTGCCGAGGAAGACACACACTTTGCTGAGTTTGTTGAGCTCATGCAAGTAAGCGGGTGGGACGAAAAAGCTGCAGCAATTAAATGGTTTGAAGGCAAACAAATCGTGGCAAAAACACGCAAAAATCGTGAGGCTGTAAATAAAGAACTAGACAAAGCAGCTAGCACAGACGTTTCTATTATCAAGTGCAAAGGGTGTGGACACTTTACAGAAACAACAAAAGCAAAGAATTTTTCTGACGGCGTATTCTGCGACAAATGCATTGACGCTAATAACGCCGAGCCGCTCTCACACCAGTGCCACTACTGCGGCGACATGTACGCTATCTCTGACCTGACAGGCGCCAAAGAGGGCCTGATCTGCTACAAGTGCCGGCACGAAATGGAGAACCGCGAATGAAAGTAAAACTTATTCACCCGCTGGCTAAAGCGCCTACACGTGGTTCGGAACATGCGGCGGGGCTAGACCTGTGTTCAGTAGATCAACTGTTTATTTGGCCTGGTGAGCGCAAAGTAATCTCTACCGGTATATGCGTCGAAATACCAGCTGGCTTTTACGGACAAATAGCGCCGCGATCTGGCTTAGCTGTAAAGCACGGCATCATGACCATGGCCGGCATAATTGACGCCGACTACCGCGGCGAAATTAAGGTTGTGCTCTATAACTCAAGCCTCGAACGCGATCCCAAATTCGAGGTTTCACCGGGCGACAGGATTGCCCAGTTAATTCTGCTCGCTGTTGCGGGCTTTTCGATTGATGTAGTAACCGAGCTGTCGGATACAGTCCGGTCAGATGGTGGTTTTGGCTCAACAGGAGTAACTTAAATGCCAGTTGACAGAGCTGCATACGAGGGCGACATCGTTTCTCGTTTGAAAAATTGGCGCGGACTTCACCTTGCGCACAGCGGCAATCTTTTTGAAGAAGCGGCAGTAGAGATTGAACGATTGCGCGAGGCTATCCGCCGGCTAGCTGATCAGGACGCCACGCTGTCTGTGCAAGGTGGTGGCGTAACGGTGACGCTAGACGCCACGCTTACCGACGAAGAGCGTAAAGCAATAAAGTGGGCCTACAGTTTGCTGGAGCCGCGAAAAAGCGTTGGATCGTGCGCCGAAACTGCAGCAACGCTCCGTAATTTACTTGAAAGGACAAAATGATTGACCGTGACTACTTTGCCGCGGCGGCCCTAACTCGCGGGATGGGCGTTCTCGGCTATGAACAAATTGCAAAATCATGTTATGAAATGGCCGACGCCATGCTCCGAGAGCGGGAGCGAACAAATCATGACGCTGTGCCGGAAGCGATAGCCTATCCATCTGAATCCTCCGTTCCACGGGGGAATGGGGGCGGATGCGGCGGGACTGATAAACCCGTTACGCTACCCGCTATGGGCACCGGCAATACGCAGACTGCTCCACCATGCGTGAAGACAGATGGCCCACCGTCGCAAGCCGAAGTTGCCGATCTTCGCGGGAAGGTTGTGCAGTTACGCAGGGTGATAGACATGATGCAGGCACGGCAATTCGCTGTCGCGTCGGCGGTGCGGGAAATGACCGCTGTGCAGGCTCCTCCAATGGAATTATGGGAGTGCGATGATGTTATCTGAAGCCGAAATCGACGCTCTGGAATACGTCGTTGAGGAGGGCCGCATCGCCAGTATGGACGATTACGGCATCCTGCGGTCGCTGCTCGTCAGGGTGCGGCCGGAGTGGGGGGGCGGTTCGGCACTGGCAAATACATCAGAGCCAGTAGCGTGGATTGCCTTCGCCACCGATGGCAGCGATAGTTCGGCGATCTATTCGATGCGGGAGCAAGCCCAAGCCGCCGCTAATAATTGGGGCTGGAGTTTTGCTCCACTTTACGCGCACCTCCCGCTTACCGACAAGGAGCTGGCGGCGCTTGAGTGGTTTGAGGAAGTGCGAAAACCGCTAAACAGCTTTGACGATGGAGAATACGTCGCCACGCTCCGCAACCTGCTGGAGAGACTGAAATGAAAACAGGGCCAAGCAAAGACTGCATTTACTGCGGCAAACCGCATGAGAAAACTCATCCAAGGCACTTTGAGGCGTGCGCAGAGTGCGAAGAAACTCACAATCAAAGAATGATCGAAGCCAGCAGCGGGCTGGATACGGCAAGTTGTCCGCGATGCGATCTGCTCTTTTCGGTAGCGGCAAGGCCCACGCTCACCGACGAAGAGCGGGAGGCTGTGCGCATAGCAATAACATGGATTGACGCGATGCAAGAACCGGATGTCGTTGACACGCTTGAATCGCTTTTGGAGAGGCGTGGAGGATCGCGATGAGCGACCTATTCGACAGGATAACGGAATATGTGCTGCACGGCGGTCTTTACAACCCCGAGTTGATGCAGCATGAAAAGGTGCGTGAACTGCTGATCGACTGCCGAGACGAGATTGAGCGCCTTCGGCTCACCGACGAGGAGCGGGAGGCGCTTTCATTGGCTTATAGTCGCCTCACGGCGGATTCTAAATACGACAAAGTTACAGAAACGCTTCGTAACTTACTTGAAAGGACAAAATGAACATAGAACTTGAAACACGCCTGACAGAGCGATACCCAAGCCTGTTCCGCGGCAAAGATATGCTAATCACTGAGAATCTCATGTCATTTGGCTGCGAGTGCAGCGACGGCTGGTTCAACATTATAAACGTAGCCTGCAGTTTAATAGCTACAAACGAAAAACATGACGGCAAAAACACGTTTCTGTTTACGCAAATTAAAGAAAAGTACGGCACGCTGCGTATTTATTCTGATGGCGGAGACGCGTATACAGCGGGAATTATCGCCATGGCTGAGGCCATGAGCGGAGAAACATGCGAGCTTTGCGGCTCGCCCGGAAAACTTAGAGGCGGTGGATGGCTTACTACACGTTGTGACAAATGTCACCCAAAGGACAACTAATGTTTACTCACGCTTTCAAATTTATGATTTGCGTCTTTGTGCTTAGCGTCTCTCTCAGTAATACAGCAAGTGCCGTTATTAACAGAGAAATTGACGTCAAAAAATTTGAATTAGCCGACGCATGGATTGAAGTTTGGCAACCAGCTAATCCCGTTTTATTCCGTGACGCCGGTTGGGCGCTCGGTCAAGTGCAGGGCGACAAAATCGCACTAACTGACGAAAACGGTTTTTTTATGCCCGACTTTTTTATGCCAGGCGGATGGATTCCAGTAACAGATCTGCAAACAACCAAATGGCGGCGCGCAGCTCCGCCTAAAACCAATAAGGAATAATACATGCCCAGACCTATACACACAGAAATAGACGCGCTAGTACGGCTCGGCGATTCTGTAGACAGTGTCGATAGCGAGTTAACGCAATTCAAGGAGGTAACCAACAATGCTGCCGACAGAATCGTCGATGCGATACATGCTCTTACGGCGACGTTGGAGAAAGCGATTAAGGACGCCGCCAACGCCACTTGTCAAACGATCGAGGAGCGAACGTGAGTTTAAACAAAAGCGACTTATCCGGGTTTACCGGCACAGAGACCTGGCACCGCTGGTCTGTCCTGTTTCCGCGGATGTTACTGACAGACGGTGCGAAATATGTCGCGGAGCATGGCGGAAGTGCTGGGGCGTATTGGCTTATGGACGCGATTGCCTCACATCAACCACAGTTACAGAAAAACCCGAGATTTAAAGACGCGCAGTTCTGGCAGCTCGAGGTGCGGCCAGACAAGTCAGCCAGACTAACCTGCGTGGAAGACAGCGGTATTCCGCCGGCTATTGAGCAAGAAATCACCTACACAGATTTCGATCTGGATACGTTGTCTCTTTACTGCATGCCAGTAGGTGATGGCATGAATTACACCATCCTCCTACCAAGCGAGTACTGAATGACAGGCGCATACCTGCGCGTAAAGCGCAATGACGAGTGGGTAAACGTAGAAATTGAGCACCTGACAGAGACTGAGCTCATGGAGCAACTCTCTGACAAGCCGGCTGACGAGCTCGTGAAATGGATCAATATGCTGTGCGCGCATATCCAGAAAATCGAGCCGCTTCTAAAAGACCTAGAACGTGATGGCATTATTTCTTTTGTTTCCGGAAAGGACAAGCAAGATGAGCAAGAGGTTTAACAAGATCGTCAAGGATGTGACGGCCCGTTGGCGAGAAACGATCATGAGCGAAGCGCCACCAGACGTAGAGGGTGCCATCAAGCTGCTCAAGAAAGCAAATAGTACTATCTCGGTATTCAAAGCCAGGACGCCAGTCGAGTTCTACATCGCGCAGGCTGTTCTGCGTGGCAGAATGTCCAAGAAAGCCGGCGTGGAGCTTGCAACAAATCTAGGTATTGGCGCTGACTTTATTTCGCCATTGCGCAGAATTGGCGCTCCGAGTCGACTGACGTTTGCACGGCCGTGGCACAGAAACGAGACCACAAATCTGCTGTGCAAGTCTGTGCAGCAGCTCATGACGAAATCGTTTCAAGACGCCACTACCGATAAAGCAATATCGGCTCGGATGGCTTTGGGAGAAATTGTCGACCCGCTTATCACAAATATGCCTAGAGCGACGGCGCAAGTGCAGTTGTCAGATTTGCGTAGTCTGTACAACTTTATTCTGCCTAGGCCGGATTATTCAAATACGCCAGTTCCAGACGAGGTTAAAACTCACGACCACATGACCTGGCGGTTGAACTTCAACGGTTCGCAGCAGCATGTGTCGCAGGCAATCATGTCGATTCACGAGGCTGTGTCAGAACAACCGTCTGACATTCTGCGTGGATTAGCTCATCCCAAAAACCATCAGTACGACGCCATGCAGACTGAGATCATCTGCAAGGCGCTTGGCTGCAAAGACCCGGCTGTCATCTGGTCGTATGAAATTTTCCATTACGTGCCGGCGTTCATGCAGTTCAATAACGCTGTGCTCTTACTGACTGAGAAACCCAAGTTCTTTGTCACAGAAGAGAACAGCCTCCACAACGACGAAGGCCCGGCAGTCGAATGGGCTGACGGCAAAAAGCTCTGGTACATCGACGGCCACCATCTTGCGCAGCAAGGCGAGAAGATCGTCATGGCTCCAGCATCGTTGACCAAAGAAGATATCGAAACGATTCGCAATGAGGAAGAACGCCGCATTGCTATCGACCGCATGGGCTGGAATAGCTATCTGACCGCTATTGGCGCCAAGATTGCAGATTCTAGAGAGAACTGGGTCGACAACACGTTCGAGGTGCTCATTAATCCGCCTGAGAATAAAACAGCAGCTTGGCGGTCGGAGCCGTTGCGTATGGTGCTTTCGTGCCGGTCAACTGGCCGAAAGTACTTTATCGCAATTCCACGAGAAATCCCAAATCCAAAAATGCCCCGCGGCTGGATGGATCAGCGGGAGCGTGACCGGCTGTACCCGCCTACAAGAATTAAAACGTGCGCAGAAGCACAACAATGGCTCGCCAACGGTGCGACAAGCGAATATCTGAATTACGCGCAGTATCCGCTCAATATTGTCGGTGCGTCCTGAGTGATTTCTTTTTTTTCTACGTGAGGGTTTTTGCATGTCAGCTACTTTGACTATTGAACGCGCGCTCAAGAACGTCGACGAGGCGGTCGAGCGTGTTCTGAATGACCAGGATCAGCGGTTCCCCGAAGCCGCTAGCCTTGGCGACACTGTTCGCCAGGGCGACGTGTATATCCAAAAGATCGCCGACGTGACCGCTACGCCGGTGTTTTACAGAAAGCTCGATAACCCGAAATTTCCATACCAGCTCGCCCCGGGTAACACCAAGGGCAGCCGGCACATGCTCGAGCACGCAGACGGTGTCACTGTCTATGCGCTTAACATCAAGGAAGTTGCCCCTGAACAGGCTGAAGACTTTCAGGCTATTCGGGACAGCGTGGCAACACTCGAAAAAGAGATGGCCAAGTTCTCTCGGGCGTTAACTGGTGAAACCGAAGACCAGGCAAGAAACTGGAGTTCGGGATCTCGCCGCGTGTCTGACGAGATTGCCAACGTGCTTGGTTTCTGCGGTCCAATTTTCAATCTGACCAAAGAAACCAAGATTTCGCACCCGGAGCACGGTGACTGGATTCTTGGTCCTGGGTCGTATCGGATCGTGTTCCAACGCACGGTCGATACAGACCTCCAGATTCGTCGGGTGTTCGACTGAATCTAGTTCGATAGCGTGAAGTCATTTCTTGGAGGGGCGGTAGTACCCATATTACCGCCCCTCCTTTCTTTTTGGAGCCAACATGATCAAGACGATTATCGATGTCCCGTCTCACAAAATCATTAAAGACGTAAACATCTCAGATATGGAACGCGTAAAGTACGTCGCGTTCGGATTCTTCTGGATGCCAACTAGCGCGCCTTTTCGCGTGATCTATAACAACATAGCGCCTAACTTCACAGTCTGGATGCTCGACAAAAACACCGGCATCTGGGGTTGCTTCGCCGATAGCCACGACATTGGGTTTGATTACCCAGAAGAAGCAGCCAAGATCTACGAGACTACGTACGACAACACGCCAGAATCACTCGAGGCTATTGAAGACCAGCTTTGCGCTAAATTCTTTGAAATGGCCAAGAAGCATACAGAAGCTGTCTACAACGTGCATATCCAACTCGAGCCCAGTATCCAGAACGCGTTCTATCGAGCGCGGCCGAAGGTTCAGTCTAAAGTTGTAGACGTTTTGCCAGAATAACCAAGGCAAGGTTAGGCCTGGCTCGGCGACGTAAGGTACGACGTGGCACGGCTTTAATTTCAAACAAACACGGCGTGGTACGGTCTGGTATTGCGAGGTCCGGTTCGACTCGGCAGGGCTATTTTTCAAAAACTATCGCGGCGGCGTTGGGTCCGGCTCGGCTCCGCACGGTAAGGTTGCGTGTGGCATGGTAGGGCTATTTTTTCAAAACCAACATGGCAGGGCGGGTTAGGGTTGGATTGTGCAAGGTACGGTTAGGCGGGGCGCGGCTTTAATTTTTAAACAACTTTGCACGGCAAGGTGCGGTTCGGCTCGTCAGTGTACGGCACGGCTATTTTTTTAAAAACATCATGGCAGGGTGAGGTAGCGTATGACGCGGTCCGGTATGGTGTGGCATGGCTTGGCTTTTAATTTCAAAAACATCAGGGCAAGGCGGTTTGCGGTTGAGTGTGGTTCGTTTGGGTTAGGCACGGCTTTATTTTCAAAAACATCGTGGCTAGGCATGGTCCGGTTTGGCACTATGTGGTTCGGTCTGGCACGGTATGGCTATTTTTTTTTAAACATCTTGGCTGGGTAGGGTCCGGTGTGTCTTGATTCGGCTGGGTCGGGTCTGGTTTGGCGGCATGCGGCCGGGCAGGGCTATTTTCTCTTAGGGAGTTTGGCGGCGTTTTGAAACGCCTCCAAACCCTTTTGTGTTAGTTCTTCTTCAAATGCCTTCTTCTCTCGTAAGAGAGATATGCACTGTTTTGATAACAAACAGAGAAGAAATTTGACCTAACCCGATAGCAGCACACGACTTAAGCTGTTATTAAAGCGCGCGGATTCCAAACACCCTTTACCCAGCTTACCAACCATCTTGCCTAGCTTATCATTCTGGGCAGTATTGCCAGTTTGGAAAGTGTTCTTAGACTAGCCGTACGTTTCGTGTTTTGTTGTACGCGCTGCAAGAAAGCTAAGACATATGACTAGAAAACGCAATAGGATTCGTATTGGCCGAAATGAGGCCTGCCCGTGTGGAAGTGGCTCCAAGTTCAAGGTGTGCCACGGACGGGACTTAGACGCGCAGCCAATGGCTCCTGAGCCGCAATACATCGACTCTGGCGAAGAGCCTATTCGCTGGGTAATCGTCAGCAATACTGGCACAGCATTCTTTGCGGACGTGGCGAACAGGATTATCGTGTTCCCCATCCGCGAAATGGCTACGGAAATTTCCAAGCTCGAGATGTTTGCTGATCGAGAGCCTGGTGAAATCAACGTAGCCGGCGTAGGCCCAACCAAGTGGGTCCACCTTCAGGAAACTCTGCCGTTCCTGGAAGTAGCGTCAGTTGAGCAAGCGCTAGCTCTCATTGACGAGCGTATTAATTCGCAAAAGGCAGAACTCGGTTTGACAGATGCACACTCCAATTCAGAGGAAGTTTCTCATGTCCAAGGTCAAGAGCAAGAAGCCAGCCAAGCGGGCGGGCAAGAAAGCAGTCAGGAAAGTGGCGACACGGGTGAAGCCGTCCAAGGCTGAGCTGTTAGCCAAGCAAGTTGAGCGCGAGATTGCTAAGCGTGAGGCTATTTTTAAGAAAGCCAGCCCAACTCAGAAGCGCGTGTTAATTGCCAAAGACGTGATTGCTCAGATCAAGGCTAAGAAGATCAAGCCTGAGTCTGGCACGTTTGTAATGGTTGAGAAGGTAAAAGGCTGGATGCCGGCGAGCGAGGCAGAAGAGTTCTACAGGTCTTACAATTACGCGTTTAACAAAATCAGCGCCATTGAAGGCGACGACGCGGACGTTCGCCAGCTGTATCTCGAGAACAAGATCCAGCAGTGCTCATGCTGCGCCTTGGGCGGTATGTTTATGAGCTGCACGCTTTACAACAATAACACGACGCTTGAAAATTTGGGTTACGCCGGCGACGATATTTCCAACGTGCTTCTTGAAGAAACCAGTGAGAAACTTTCTAACGGCCTTAACAAATTCTTTTCTGTTGCGCAGCTTAAGCTTATTGAGCAGACGTTCGAAGGTGACCACGGCGCAGTTCTCAGCGGTATGGACGACGGAACAGGCGAAATTGTTGACAAGTTCACCCCGCGGTCCGAAGCGTTCTACACCAAGTACAAGAAGCCCAAAGACCGGCTGGTTGCAATTATGCAGAACATTGTCAAAAACAACGGAACGTTCAAACCCTAAAACTGTAATACAGCATGACGCGCATACAGAAGACAAAAAAGTTTCGCAGTATTCTCACGAAGAAGCCTAATTTTTCTAAGGAGTTATTCGCAACTCTTTGGAAAAACAATTTGACCATTGATGAGCTTGCTGCATTTTTTGACGTGTCAGACGAAGCGATTCGTATTGCCGCCAAAAATTTGCAATTTGCAAACAAACGCAAGATTAAGCAGGAGCTATCCAATGAGTGGCAGCCTGGCGATCCGACTCCCGAAGAAATAAAAGAGCGGGCAGCGATCGTGCGTCAGAAATGGTCAGAAAGTGAACGGTTTCGAAGAATGGGCTTGCGAGTTGCCGGCCCGGTTAATTTAAAGCGTTTTGTCTAT